TTATTTTCATCGCCAAAGAAAATAAATCCTGCTCCTTCACATTCATCACACGCAACCGCAATGATTTCTTTTAGGTTTATCATTTATTCAAACGCTCCTTCGTTTAGTAATCCAATTTCAATTTGAAATAATTCATCTGGTGTTGCTTCTGAGAAATCAACCCAGCCAGCACCATTTTCATCTATTCTAAAAATCTCTATGTATCCCATTATTCAGCACACTCGCATTTCGCATAAGGGTCAAATTCGCAAAATTGGCAACCCATCATCTCATCACAATTACGGCATTGGTATTTGAATTGGTGTTCATCACAATGAACGAACAGTAAATCCCAAATCCAATAGTGTTCGTTAGTTTTATCTATAACGCTAGCCATAATTAGTCACCAACCTTTACTACGACAGTAGCGTAAAAATCATTTCCATAAGTGGAAGGCTTTCCCATTTCGTATTGAGGTCGCACCAAAACAGTGTATGCTTCTGCGCCGTCATACCAAACATTTTCTCGTTTAGTTGCTCGTGAAATAATTCCCTCTTTGCCTTTGCGAGCAAAAGAGTGTGAGCGGTAGTAAGTTCCCTCTAAGAGGCTTTCTATTGTATAAACAGTTGCTGACATTGTGTCCGCCTTTCGTTGTTGTTATACCCGTAATTATACACGAACCCACTGACATTATCCAATCCTAGGGAATTTATCTCACTATGTGGAGCGTGGGCTATGTGATAAACCTCACACGGGCTATGTGATAAACATCACACGAATATGTCCGTTTTGTCTGTCAAATCGACACGCCGTAAAATTCCAGGGAATTTATAACTCTTTCATAACGACACGCCCGACCCCGTGCTTTTGCGGGCGGATCACCTTTGTCAAGGCGACACGCCGCTATCTATTGATAATCTTTTAGAATTTCTTCTAATTCGTTTATTTGTTTATCAGTAAGATGATCGAGCTGAATTGCTTTTTCAAATCCAAATAAATCGCTCATTCGTTTTCCATTTCTGCTAAATAATCTTCGTGTTCAATAAGCCCGATTGAAAATGCGATTGGGTCGCAACATTCCAAAATCTCGGCGGGAGTAAAAGTTGAATAACCAATTTTTACAGTTGGATAAACATCATTTAGTAAATCAATAAAACTTTCTTTGATTTCTAAATCAATTTCAAATTGCGATTTCATCTGCGACCTCTTTCCATTCAAAACAATAAGAATCTGAAACAAAAGTATTTTTCACAACGCTATCAAATAAAGATAACGCCATATCTTCATCTTCTGCGTCTATGTCTAGCCATACGCCGAATGTGTATTTTTTCATTAGATAGCACCTTCCTGAAATAAGCCAATTTCTAAATCTAGTAATTCATTAGGGGTTGCCTCGGATAAATCTACCCAGCCAGCACCTTCCTCATCTATGCGAAAGATTTCTACATAACCCATTATTTTGCCTCCTCTGTATTGAATAGTGAGGACATCTTAGCATTAGCCTCTGACATTGTTGCGATTGCCTTTAGTAGGCTTTCCTTGCGTTGCGCCTCAACGTGCGCCTTGTATTCTTCTAGGTTCATTTCTGACCTTCTTTCGTTAGTTGGTTATAATGGTATTATACACGAGCACCCCGACATTATCAACACGACACGCCGTATTTCAAGAAATCTTTTTATGTGATAAATCTCACAAAATTCCAGGGGTTTTGTAACAGTAGCGTAAGGACACGCCCGACCCCGTGCCTTTGCGGGCCAGCTTGATCTTGTCAAGCCGACACGCCGTAGCGTTAGCGTAATTTATTGTGAATTAGGTCACGAATTACTAGGCGTAGCATAATTAGGGCGGGGATACCGATACCTAGTTGGACTAGCGTAGTTAGTATGCGATTAGTAGTCATTTACGATTACCCCATTTCTTATAAGCCTTATACGCTACCGCTAATAGGGCGGTGATAATTAGTAGTTGCCAAGATAGTGCTACATAGCACCATTCTGTATCAAACATAAATCCGTAGTCATCTAGTTCTATTGTCATTATTAGTTATCCCAACTTAGTGCGAATACTTTTGCTAATTCATCATCATCAACATCATCAAAGTCATCAACAGGGGGTTGCTCTGTTTCTTCTTCATCAAGGTATGCGTATGCGTCTGATACATCGGACTGTATTGACTCGTATTTATTTATTGAGTTAGTATTGTATGAGTATGCGTATGACATTAGTTCTGTGTTACCTTTCTTAGGTGTGCTGTTACATTACTAGAAACTTTCTTTAGGTCTGCTACAACCTTATTCATTTCGTCTGCGCTAGTAGCGGTGAAATCAACGCCTAGTAGTTGAGCGCCGTCCCATAGTGAGTAAGTGATAGTCATTATCTGTTCTTCTTTCGTTAGTAGGTTATGTATGGAATTGTAGCCTAGTGGGCTGACATTATCAAGCCGACACGCCGTAGGGCGGGGCTAATAGAGTGTGAGTTACCTCACACCCTTATCCTTAGCCAATTGCTCAGCATAGGCGGGGTTAGATACTGAGTCAGCACCAAACTCTAGATAGATATCTAGATAGATATCGTTATAGTAATCTTCGTAGTCCATTATGAACCACCTTTCTTAGTAAGAGTTTCTTACTTTCTTTATAATATAATCGTATCAGACGGGTCTGACATTATCAAGTTTTCTCTCGGCGTGTCTAAATAAATCTTAGAATAACCCTGTGATATACACCACATCTACGCTCAGTATGGGCGGTCTATCCCAAATGTCCGTTTATCTACATGGTATGTATCATGCATAATAAAAATATATTAACATTTTATGAAATCTGAAAAAAATATTTTTTGGGGAAAGCTTGACATCGAAAATAGAAATAGTATACTTCCAATAGGGGGGTCGGGGGGTCAGTAAATCAATAAATAATAAATATTAAATATGTAAGACCTAAGACCTAAGATCAAGTGATATATATAATGATACAATAAAGTATGAAAAAAGTATACCTTATAGGGGATTGCCATACAACCAGAGTTTGGGAACATTGGAATCCAGAGACATCCCCAGTAGACTTTAAAGCATGGGGAATGGCAGGACTAACAGCCTGGTCCTTTGATCCAGATGTATACTCAGAAGAAAATAAAAAATCGGAAGGTTTAGAAAACGTAAACCTATATATTGATAAACCACAAGAGTGGTGGATAAGAGATTTCAACGAATTTAAAGACCCAGACATAGTTTTAATATGGCTAGGGTATGTAGACATTAGACAAAGACTAGTTGAATACAATAATGCTAAAAAAGATGCCTATCAAATGATGGACAGAATCAGAAGCTACTATAAAAACTCTGTAATACAAATAATAGAACCTCTTCCACAATTTACTGAAATGCTATTAAAGTATGATGGGATTTCTCCTACTTTTACTTATGAGGAAAGACAAAATCAAAATTTTATTTTTTGCGAGGCGCTAAAAGAATATACCCAGAAGCACAAGATGTTAACCCCTGTCACTCAGCAAGAAATTAAAGATGCGGTGGGAATCCAGGAGTTCACAATAGAATATGCTGCAGATGTAATTCATTTAGATCAACCGTGGTACAATAAAAAAAAGGATGCTTTAAAAAAAGAGTATTGGGGCAATATATATAATTTATTTATAGAAAAGGCGGAACAAGCAATATGAATGACACGGACCTATATGCAGACATTGTTGTTAATGGAGTAGATAACCCAGACATTGTTAATAAAAGAAAATTACTTGAAATATCAAATGATTTAATTAATATAAAAATAAATTCTCCAATGGGAAGTGGAAATAATTATTGCCTGACATTATTACAAATGCATAATAATAATAATACTTATAATCTTTCTAGTGGGTTCCACAGAGCAGATTTTTTTACAGAAACTATTGCAAATATCTTTATTCTTAGAGATCCTTACAAATGCATAGCATCAGGAATAGAGATGAAAAAAAACGACACAGAATCAAAAACTGCATTTGATATAATCCATGAGACAGAAATAAAAATAAAAAATTATAGAAATTTTATAAATTTTGTAAAAGACAAAGATTACATTTATTCTGTAACATTTGAATTTCTTACTGAAAGACCTCATATTTTTTTTAAATCTTTTTTAAAAAAATTTAATATAAAAAATGATATGCCGTTTAATTTTTCTGAAGAAGATATCGCTTTAAAATTAAAACAAGATAATCCATCTAGGTATATAAGAGAAGAAACAAAAAATAGAAAAGATATAGATTTATTTTTGAGTAATTACAAAGAAATGAAAACTTTACACAAGGAATATCTACAGTATGCAAATATATTATGGTCAACTGAAAGTATGATATAATATATTAATGAATAACGTAATAGTTCCTCAAGAATGACCAAGAAGGAAAAAAGTAAAATCAATTATTATTTCATTAGCAATTATGATAGCTATACTAATAATCTCAGTCAACTAGGATATATATGAAAAAGTTATGGGCACTGATAAGTCTAATTGCGATAGCAATTTCTTCTGGTGCATTAATATTTAATATTTTAAAAAAAGCGGGACTAGAAGAAATCTTTGATTTTGACCTAAGTGAAGATATAGACAATGAAGAACTCTCAGCTTTATAAAGCAGTTGCAATATTTGCATGGATCCTAATGGGTCTATATATAGGATATCTATATTTATCCTAGTTGACTAGAATATATGATTCTTGTTATTGTCAGATTCTGTCAGAATAGGTCTTAAAAGGGCTCAGAAGGCCATTAGAGAATTTAACCAGTGTAACTGGTAGAACTTTACTCAAAGAGCCTTATTTGGCCCTGTATCGTTTAAACTTTAATATATCAATAAACAAAGAAATTTTCTTTTCTATCTTTGCTTCAATTTGACCTTCTTTTGTTTCATTCTTATAATGATCAGTTTGAAAATATGGACTTTGCATCATCTTGCTAAAATGTCTAGGCATTTATGTCCTCCAAATTGCTTCTTCTACCGCCGCACTTTTTCACTTTCGCACTATATGGCGTTATTTATTTTCTTTAACAAAGTTATGATTAAACTCTGCCGCAAGATCTACGCCCTCTAGGCCAGATGCCTGCATTATTGCTATTCTTTCATCTGTAAACATTGGGTTGACCTTAAGTGGTTTTAACCAATTATCTATCTTTTCTTCAGACCTATCGCCAATTTGATCGTAGTATTCTTTTGTCTTGTAATTATAAAATGTTCCAGGGTTATCTTCTGCTTTTAATACAAAGTTTGAAAAAGCATATCGGACGCCTGAAGTTACTTCACGTACTCCGTGTGCGTAAGGATCAAATGCACTGTGTATAACAAGATCTCCTCTTTCTACTTGATATTCAAAGCAAGGCTCACCTTGTGCAGGGGGAACGTTCCATCCTCTATCATCAATAACTGGTACTCCGTCTGCTGGGATGCTTGGGTAAAATAATGCCCCGCCAGTGTAGTCTCCAAAATATGCAACAAGCCCATAATCTAGCTCACAGCATGTATCATACTTGTCATCTTGTGAAAGCAGATGACATTGTCCTTTACCAGGGCTGTCAGAGTGAATAAACATTCCGTTATCGCCAGGTCTAACATTTAAAATTGCTTGTGATGGGTGTATTACCCAAGTAGGGCCAATCAATTCACTTATTAGCTCCCAAAACTCTAACAATCTTTTTGGTCTCGGGGTTATTTTGTTTGTGTACCAGCTAATTAATGTTGAGCCGTAGCTATCTTCATTTCTACCTTGAGGACCAATCTCTGCTTCCATTTCCGCCATAAGTTCTTCTGGAAGAAAATTTTTAAATAAAAAAATTCCACTTTCGGTGCCATACGCATCGGTGTATTTTGATAATCTTATGCAATCTGATCTTTCGTAAAAATTCATTTAGTTGCTCCTAAGTGTTGAATCTAATTATAGCATGTAATTAGATTCAACCTACCACAATTTTATTCTTTAATGTGACCTTCAAAAACCATATCTTTAAAAACCTTATGAAGTATCATAAAGGCATACTCTTTATTTGCTTCTACATACAAAGCAGCGTCAGAATCTGACATGCCATTTTCGGTGGCCAGCTCTAGGTTATAGCGATTAAACCTGTCGACCATAAATTTTAATAATTGAGTGTTTTCCATACTTACATTTTAGCATTTTAAAAATACAAAAGCCTAAACGGAGGCGGATCCATTTAGGCTATGTACGTGCATAAGCACACGGGGAACATAAATGCTCTACCCGATTTAAAGTATAAAATACTTTAAATTATATGTCAATCGTTTTCTGGGGGGGAATAAGAGGGGGAAGGGCCCAATAAATATCCTTGCTCATGATAAGAAATCATTTTACTAACTTCTTCTTGACCCACAGAGCCTTTTGCTATCAGGGACATCATGTCATATATTCTGTGAAGCATAATATAATTAACCATTGGAAGGTTTTCTTCTAGGTCATTTGAATTTTGGTTATTCAGGTCTTCCTGCATCTTCCCACCATATTTCTCTACCCATTGCGTCAGTGACTTTGATTGGCTCTGACTCTTTGCCACAAATACATTTTTCATTACACATTTTTATTTACCTCATCTACAATTTTTTGATAAGTTGTTAATCCAATAGCCTTTTTATAATCACACTCCAGGCAATATAAGTATATTTCATCTAAAAGGTTTTGATTAGAAAAAAGAATGGATTGGTCTACTGGGCATAAAAGCTTTTCAACCAATCCTTCTTCTGACATGGAGATGTAGGTTGATACATACTGTATCCTCATCCCATCTCCTTTACTTTGTCGGAAATTTTAATAAAAATTCCTTAGCTCTTGGGGTCATACCCTTCCAAGCCGACCAATCAATACCGCCATTGGTCATGTAGTACGTTATCTCTGCGTTTGTTACTGGATCGAATAACTCTTTGTTACTCTTTAAATCAAATTTCTCAAGTCTTTCAGGACCAAGATCTCCGATCATGTTAATCTGGAAAATTCCGTAGGAATTATCTCCAGTTTTTCTGTTATCAGTATATGCAAGCGGTCTTCCATTAGATTCACGCTTTGCTATGGACCAAGCTTTTTTAAGACCTGTTCCTTCGAATCCTACAGACTCGAGTAGTAGAACTAGCTCTTTATCTGTAAGCATCTCAGATGGTTTGTAAATTTCTTTACTAAAACTATCTAAAACTTCTTGCTTTAACTGGGCTTCAGTTTTCACTAAAGGTTTTACATTTACAGTAAGGGCGTTAGCTGGGCTTCCAGAAAATAAAAACAATGTTACCATTGTAATTATTGTCCAGTCACGAACTAAATCGCTTAACTGTTGTTTTATATTCTCCATTGGCATTTCCTCCTATAGAGATAACGAACTATAAGAATAGCATTAAACACAAACAACTGTCAAGTTAGTTGACTAAAATGCTATCTCACATAATGATATTGTCAAAAATATTTTTTACCCCTAGACCATTAAATAAAAGTTTGATACACTAGGACTTCACTTAAAATTAGAACCGCAAGGCGGAGAAAAGGTCGTATAATTAATGTTAAAAACTATTGAAAACCCCTACGAAAACTTTATTGCTTTATCTAGATATGCAAAATGGGTACAAGCAGAAGGAAGAAGAGAAACCTGGGGAGAAACAGTAGATAGATATTTTACATTTATGACTAATCATTTAAAGACAAACCACAATTATATTCCAAATGAAAAGCTTGTTGCGGAATTAAAAGAGTTTGTATTTGAAAGAAACGTAATGCCCTCAATGAGATCTGTAATGACTTCTGGTCTTGCTTTAGAAAGAGATAATGTTGCTGGATATAACTGTGCCTTTTTACCAGTTGATTCACCACGTTCATTTGATGAGACAATGTATATTCTCATGTGTGGTACAGGTGTAGGATTCTCTGTTGAATATAAATACATTAATAAACTTCCTGCCGTCCCAGAATTACTAGAAAAGTCAACAACAGTTATTACAGTAGAAGATTCAAAGCAAGGTTGGGCAAAGGCATACCGTGAGTTGCTTGCACTACTTTGGTCAGGACAGATTCCAGCAATTGATGTATCTAAAGTTCGTCCAGCAGGTGCAAGACTTAAGACTATGGGCGGAAGATCATCTGGACCACAGCCACTTATTAACCTATTTGATTTTACAATTGCTAAGTTTAAAAATGCTACAGGAAGAAACCTAAAGCCAATTGAATGCCACGACATTATGTGCAAGATTGGTGAAGTTGTTGTTGTAGGCGGAGTTCGTCGCTCAGCAATGATTTCGCTTTCAAATATTAACGATATCGAAATGGCGCAAGCCAAATCAGGCAACTGGTGGGAGGCAAGTCCACAACGTGCATTGTCTAATAACTCTGTTGCGTATTCACGCAAGCCAGATATGGAGCAATTTATTGCAGAATGGAAATCTCTTTATGACTCGAAATCAGGAGAACGAGGTATATACAATGTGGCCGCAGCTCAAGCCCAAGCAGCCAAGTATGGAAGAAGAGATCCAGATATACACTATGGAACTAACCCTTGCTCAGAGATTATCCTACGTCCTTATCAGTTTTGTAACCTT